GATTTCACCAGTCTCAATTGGGTTGTACACTAAAGGTGTATCTTCTGCTGCTTCTTGAATTGTAACAGAACCTACAGTTTTAATGTGTAGTGTGTCACCAGCACCAAAGTCCGTAACATTACGGTAGAATGATTCTGGTAGTAAACCATCGTGTAGGTTTAATAGAATGAAAGAGCTGTATTGCTCTGCCTCTACAAACGCACGAGTGTTAGTTGTAAGTTGGATAGATTTCTCCTAGTCGGTTATACTACATCTTTGTAGATTAACCCAGTTTTAATTTTAGATATTAAAGAACTCTCTATTCCGAGGGTCTTAGATATAATCGTTTGTTTGTGCCCTTCTTTATTAGACTAAAGTCCAATCTTCTGATAGCATATCTGTCTGAGATGCAAGCCAAGGTACACGACTTTTAGGTGCATCCTTGTTGTTTGTTTGTAGTCCTGTGGTATCTATAAATATATATGGACTAGACATCTTACTAAACTCGTCTGGGGTTTGTAACTCTATAAAAATTCCTTTACCATTCCACCCATCACGAGCAACCTTATGCCCTTGTTTCAGGTTCTCTATAGCACTTCCAAAGTTCATTGTGTTTCCTCTATGATGTTATGCCATGCTTGGCGTATACTTCTGCTTTAATCTGTTTCATAAACTCCATCTGGTCTTTGGAACTAGACCCACATAACAGACTCTTCTCAGGACGCTTAACCACCTCTTGAGTTGGTGTCTGAAGACCGAAGTTGTATGAACTACTTGTTGGTGTAGTAGAAGGTTGTTTGGTGTTAAACAAAGCCAGTACCATCTCTGGTGATGTCTTTGCTAATTCTTCTAAAGCTTTTGGTGTAGTGTTTAACTCTTTGGCTTTATTAGCAACAGTCTCTGCTGCCTTACTACCAAAACTAGCGACTAACGCATCATTAACTTTCTGAGAATTACCTTGTTGAGTTGTAGCTGCACTACGTTGCTCTAATATCTTTACTACGTCATCTGCACCAAACTGAGCTGCTGGAGGGGTGACCTCTTGTGCTTGTTGTTGCTGAGCGGCTAACGAATCTACGACTTCCTGAACGCCTTTAGTTTTTGCCAGCTCTTCGCGTAATTGAGTTTTTTCCTGTTCAACTGTAGCAAGCTGCTGCTGTAACGTAGGAATGAGTGTTTGCGAGTGAGCTAAAGCTTCTAGTGCTTTTTCGACAGTGCCGTATTTTTGTCTACCATCCTCTGCCGTAATTGCTTTTAGTTGGTCACCAAATACATTATCACTTTGAGGGGGTGTTGCTTGCTCAGGGGTTGCCTGAGGTTCTGCTTGTTGTTGTGGTTGTTCACTAAATACATTTGCTTGGTCAGCCATGTATAATTTCCTTTAGTTTATTAAACTGGTACTACGGGTGTCACTTCGTTTTACAGAGTTATATGTAACACCTATCGCTCATTTACTCGTAGTATTAAGTTGGTATATGCAGGGGAGTCGAACCCTCGTCTAGCGCTTATAAGGCACTTGTTCTAACCGTTGAACTACACATATATTGATTGGCGGTCTATGAGAGAATCGAACTCTCATCCTGTCGCAGACAACGACTAATAATAACCATTATACTAATAGACCTTAATATTTTACGTTAAAAGAAAAGACAACACGATTTCAGCTTCTATAGATAGGCTTGGTTGCCATATTGTTAAAACGACCTCTTGTACTTAGAACAGGAGGAAGTTTTATTTACTGTTTCTTTTAGTTATCGACAGAGAAACAAGAACTATCAGAATAAAGAAGTAACCACTCTTACTAAGTAATACTTAAGGAGGATACCATTGTTAACAAGGAGCTTACTTTTTATTTAAAGTAATAAAAGTAAGACAACTACTAAAAGCTTCTAAGCTGCTAGATAATCCTTATACTAGTATATATACGAAATTTCCAACTTTGTGAGACTATTTCTCATTAATTAAAGAAAGTATTTCACTTAGTGCTCTTTTATACCCTTGAGCGTCTGCTTGTTTATACGCCCAGTTAGCACAGTCATACCCCTCACTGTCCATACAAGCCCTGTCCTTAGCCACTACCTTAGCCTCAAGCATCTCTGCTAGCCTAACTCGCATTACCAAGGAAGCCTTGAAGGTAGACCGTATATCGTCCACCTCCTGCTTACCTTTACCTTTAGTCCATGCTATCTTCATACAACCGCCTCAGGAGATAGTTGCTGTGCTACATTCTCTTCAGCCATGCCTTGCTTAACTGCGGTAGCTTCTTGCTCTTTAAGTGCAGCATCCTTACCAAAGATTTTATAGCCCTTCAGTCCTAGTGAGTCATCAATGAACTTAGTTAGTTCCACTGCTGAGGTGTGAGGAGCAACCATAGCGCCTATTTGTGTGTTGAATACATCAGATAGGTTACGTAAGTCTTGAGACTGCTTAGAGAAGTGTCTAGCGCCTATAGGACGTATCTTACCATTAGCTGTAATATCATTAGCTGTTATACTCTCAAAGATGTCAGCACCAATGTCATCGTCTGCAATACGGATGGTATCTGTAATATCTAAGTTACGCTGTGCAATCTCAAGCATCTTATTAAGCAGAGGTTCAAGCAACTCAATCTCAAAATGATTTATCTTCTGCTGAAAGATTTTACCAGCAGCAGAGGATAGTTGGTCAACCTCAAAAGCTGTCTTCTCTCCCGGACTACGTACACCCATAGCTTCACGAGGAGCACCTGCATACAGCTCCATACGGTCTTCTATTAGTTGCATCTCAGAGTTAGCACCAAAGATATTATTCATGTTTGTACCCATCTCTACAACGTCTGAGCCACCTTCATCAATACTAATCTCTACTCCCGGCCCCCATACAAACTCCTCAACCTCACCAATAACTTTAAGGGGTGGATGGATGATTAAGTCCATAGCATCAGCCTTAAGGTTCTCTAGGTGGTCTAGGCGGTATTGAAGTCCTACAAGGTTATCAAGAGGCCCCATAGACCATAGGTTATCTGGGCGTTGTCTCCAACCTGCGTGTACGTGTGGGCTTCCTGCATACCATGTTGGCATCTTCTCCTCACGTACAGTAGTGGCTCTATCAACAACAGTGATGACAACATCTGTCTTAACTTCACCTGTAGTCTTATCGTGGTAGTCTCCATAGAACTCTAGGATTTCTACGTAGTCAGATTGGAAGTATTCATACATGTTCCCAAATCCGTCCGCTGAATACCCTACAGCCTTATCAAACTCCTCAATGGTGTAAGCGCCCATCATACGTGATATAACCTGTCTACGTTCCACTGCGGCTGCCCAGAATGCATTGTCAGGCTCTGTATCTGCAAGTTTCTTAAGTTCCCCAATAGACTTGACAGAACGTATAATCTTGAAGGTTCCTTTGAAGTCATCTGCTAGTGGGTTGAATACAATGTCAAGAGGGCTTACGCGGTTTGCTTGTGGCCCAATGAAGTCTGGGACAAGAGTACCATCTGGCATCTCCTTATACTCAGCCTTAAAGGACGGGTAGGCGATAGCATTACCATAGTCGATGTAATCGTATAGGAGTTTGCCTACCGTTGTCCTGAAGCCGCCTATGCGCGTCTTGTTGGACATGTAGGCTTCTATCTTAGCTGCCTTCTCTTTAAGGCTGTCGTCAAGGGTATATCCCTGCCATTTTAGCCAGTCATCATTAGGAAACAAAGCACTCATGTAGTTAGCATGTAGGTTGTCTCGTATCTGACATAGCTTAGGTAGTGTTGTAGTATTCTTCCAAGGGAGTGTGGAGTTGGTTGTTGTGGAGGTGTCTGTAGCAAATACATAATCTCGTAGCTCTTTCCACTCCTCAATCTTACCTCGGCGCTGTGAGTTGTATCTGTCCCACATATATGTTATCCAAGCTGCTGGCTGGTCAGGTTGCATGATACTAGTTAGCTCTGCGATTTTGTCTGACATTAATTCATTCCTCCAAATCTGTTAGTCTTATTACCGCTTCCAAATAGAGCTGCCATATCGTTAGCTCCACGGTTCTGTTTAGGCTTAACCGCTATCTCTATAGCAGAAGCCATTGCGTCTTTCACATCATCATTCTTGGGGCGAGCCTGTACTAACTCTTCTTCAAGTACATTTATAAATCCACCAACATGATGCCATACTAGCATATCATCGTACCTCCACTCAAGTACAGCAGACATACGTTCTTCTTTCGAGCCCTCTTTCTTGGATGGTCTGAACTCCTCAACTGACAACCTCAGTCCTTCTTTCTTTACATAATCCTTAATATCATTTACAATAATCTTCTGAGCTACTGTAACCTCAGCCCTTAGCTTCTTAAAGCTCCATTTAGAGTGTAACCTCTTTATGTGGTCGAAGTATTCTCTGGTCTTGTCAGACTTGAACCTGTCAATGTCTAACACGTATATGTTACCATCACAGTCTATACCAACAACAACTATAGCTGTAAAGTCGGCAGCCTTACTTAAGCTGAATGCGAAATCCACAGCAGCATATAGGTTAAGTCTATTGCCCCTAAAGTACCAAGCACCGTCTCTACGCTTAAGGTGTCTCTCCTCATAGTATTGAAACTTGTCCCTACTTATTCTTTCTGAGCCGGGGTCGTTAGGGTCATTATAGTATTGAGCGTGGAACTGAACCTTATCTTCATACTCAGCTCGGATACGTGATAGCACGGCTGGATTATAACCAAACACTTTATTATCATTTGCTCTAACAGCACTAGGCCATACGAATATTCCATCTACCTCAACTCTATATTCCTTAATCTCCCATATAGGTTGTTTATCAATTATCTCGTAGTCAGCATTATACACATCATAGTATTGGTTCTTCCATACTTCATACACATCAGAAGGATGATAGCGCGTCCCACAGGCCATTGTAAAGCCACCGGGGTTACGTATACTAGTGAACTGTGAAGTCTTCTTAGAGACCGTTTCTCGGCCATCCTCGGTGTATGCATTCTCTGGAACCACTACATCATCAGAGATGATAATATCAGCATGCCATCCAGTTGTGTTGGTAGTCAGACCAGCGGTTGCAATAGTAGCATCTCGGATACCTTCCTTCTTACGTTGCTCATGGTCTACCATAATCTTCGTTGAAGACCACTTCTCCCTCTTACCCTCTTGTGGGTCTAAGTATTCAGGGAAGAAACGTTGGAAGATAGAACTACCAAGTATGTTCTTAATATCGTAGAGCTGAACAATTGCTAGCTCTGCTGTAGCAGATAGATACAGTATGGTTACTTCTGGGTGTCTTAGTATAATCCAAGCGCACCATGTAGCGACCATGTGAGACTTAAGGTGGGCACGAGGTAACATGATAAGCTTGTTTGCTGACAGGCCCATACCTTGTCCAAATAGGCTGTAGTCTTGCATCCACTTATAAATTTCCTTATGCACTTCTCCGTACATATAACCGGGGTTGACAAGGCGAGCAAAGAAGAACAAGTCTTCCTTGGCCCGTTCTCTTACTTCCTTGGCTTGCTCCGGCATCTTCTCTATCTTACGTTGTGCAAGAATACGCCATTCATCAATCATAATTACTCCGTTAGATACCAGCTATATCATTATCTACCAGTAGGTCAATAACTTCTTGGCCTATTGCTACATCATATATCCTAAAGTCTGTCCAACAACCGGGAAAAGGGTTACTTGTATCAAATGCACCTAAACGTGTATCAGCTACATCTATTGTTTGAACTGTCTCAAGTTCAGCTTCCTCTGTTTTATTTATATAGATTCTCTGGTGTGTCGCATCCTGAACTAAGGTAAGACGAACCCAAACCCCTTCTAACTCTGCATGGGCGGCAGTGGTTATGTTACTGTCTAGGTAATCAAACTTCCAACCCGTAGACCTAAGATGAGGGTCGGGTGTCGAAAGTTGCCGAAACACAGCACCAGTGTTGGTAGCATCCATCCTAACCAAGCAGGTTAAGGTGTATGTAGTGAGTTGTGAGGTAATCAAGGTTCCTTCTACAGCCCCGAAAAACCCTGAACCTGCGCCAGCCAATATATAAGGGCGGTTTGTATACCCTATAATATCTTCTGATTGCCAGTTTATTGAGCCCTCAAGAGCATCCATTTCAGCAGCAGTGATTGTATCAGCAACAACTAAGCCACTCCCTTCTGACACAGGCAGGTAATGGATTAGGTTTTCTTCTATGCTAACTCCCCCTTCTCCCTCTTCGTATAATTTAACAAGACTCTCTGGCATGTTACCAACCCACTTATCTATTGATATGAGAAAAGCCTTAGTATCTTCTACAATACTGCCACTAGTAAAACCTTGGCTGTCTAAGTATCCACGCCACGCTAATGTTCCTTGAGTAAGGTCATTCCCCTCAAGGAAAGCTTTCTTACTCTCATTAATATTACCCATTAATCAACCTCACTACGTCTGCATTATACTCTTCGTTTATATTAGCTTGAATCTTAGTTTCACGCTCTATGTCAGCGTTACTAGGTCTACCAGCAGAACGCTTGTCCCAACCTTTGTCAGCAATCCACTTAGCTGCTTGGAAGCCCTTGTCCGTTTGTGACTGTTCTAGTATTTCCCGTACAGCCTGAGACCTAAGCTTAAGCTCAAGTTCCTCACGCCACTCCTCTACCATCTTGGAGAACACCTTATTACGTACAATACGTTGCCAGTGTTGCCAACCTAGTAGGTAGGTGGTAGCAAAGTCATACTCTGTTGGGTCTTCATGCTCTAGGTAGAGCTTCTTAAGGGAGGGGTAGAGCTTCCCCTTATACTCGTAGTCATTATCCTTCTGAGTGTATACAGCATACTCTGTATTATACCCAACCTCTAGGAAGAGGCTCTGAGTTAGGGGACGGCCCCTACTATCCTTTAGC